GGATCTTTACCACCAAGAGTAGTAAGACTGTTCTCTATGTACCAACCACCAGGTCCTTGGAAAGCATGTGACCATACCTTCGCCCATGGTAGTTCTTCACCGTCAGGTGCAGGTAGGAATCTGATAACAGCATAACCGTTACCTGCTTTATCGACCTCTAGTTTCCATAGTCGTTCGTCGGCACCGCCTGTGCCTTTCTTATTCATCTTCTCGATTTCATTGGTAAGTTTGTTTGTCAAACTGCCAAGGCGAGATTGTTTTTTTAGATTTGCAAATGTCATAAATTTGACTCGTAGTATTCGTCGTATTGAATAGATTGGTGGATTAACACCTTGCATACGCAAGTTTAGTATAGTATACTATTTATATCTTGTCAAGTATGGTCTTTGCAATGATCTGATGTCCTTCTTTTGTTGGGTGTCCATATCGTGCCTTTGGTAAATTATAAGAATCAATAAGGAGATCTCTGGTGCGAGACCAATTATTGATAGTGCATAGTATCAAGGGCACACCATTTACTTTACAATGATTCTTTATTGTATGATAGTGTATTTTTTCCTTCACATTGAAATATTTTGAATTAGATATGTTTAGATAGTAATAATACCAGAACTCTTTATGGTCAGTAAACTTCTCACTAAGTTTATCTAAATTGAAATTCTTTTCTTTTTTACGATTCAACCACCGACTATAATTGTGCTTTGGATTGACCTTTATCCACTCATCATGCCAGTATTCTGTTCTGGCAGGGTATGTCATTTGTATGACTGCTAAGTCATAGTTCTTTATATTATTTTCTACTAATAAGTTTCTGACAATTCTATCATTTGATCCACCACCAATACCAAGGTTAGTTTCCTCTGCTCCTAACTCATCACATATCAATTTAGAATATCTTTCTTCTTTTGGACACTCAAGTTCTGCACCTTTTGTCCATGAACACCCATCAAAATAAATCTTCATACTTCCTCAAAATGTCTTGGTAAATCATTTGATGTTCATTTTCACCAAAGTAGTGTCCACTCTTATACTTTATACCTTTTTTATACTTTAGATCAAGTGGCAAATCACAATCACCTCCTCCCATCCATAGTATAATATGTTTATGATCTTTGAGAATATATTTGATTGTGGAATAGCACATCATTTCATCAATTTTTCCCTGCTCCTCTGTGTATATATTATTGAAGTAATAGAGTAAGTACTTTATCATCTTTCTGAGTTCATCAGATACATCATTGACTGTGAACTCCGATCTTTCATTGGAAGTTAAAATATCATCACCCCATATTGTATGCTTGATTACATTATTATTTTCATCTCTTCTTGATATAAAATCTATCATATTTTTTCCTGACAAACCTGAAATCTTATTTGGCAACCTACCCTCATCATATCCTATTGAAATCCACCTGTCGCCATTAAAATATTCAAACCTTCTTCTCTTAGTCATTTGTATGACAAACAAATCAAACTTAGATAGATCATGTTCTAGTAAATTTCTTACAATCCTCCTATTATTACCACACCTTTGAGCAATATTATATTCTTCAGCACCTAATTTTTCGCACAATAATTTACTATATCTTTCATTATAGTGAGGAAGTAGTGAGTAACCTCCAGTCTTTGCACAACCATCAAAGTAAATTTTATTCATAATATTTTGAATCTATATCAATAAGTGTCTTTGGAATCCTACCATCCCCATGCAAAACAAGATCAGGTTGCACTAAAAATAAACACAATATTATTCTATAATGATCTCCCGTATATGTATGCCATGTTTTATTAGGTATACTATTATGTACAAATAGGGTATTAGGTTTCCATGGTACTTCTATTTCATAGTGACTTTTCTTATCTGCATTGATGTGATCTCCATCATCATTACAACTGGGATTGTCTGCTAATATAGTGCCTTTAGATTTATCAGGAAAGATATACAAAATACATGTATTGATTCTTGAAACATTGTCTATATGTAATGGAAGTTTTAAATTAGGTGGTGATATCGTAAGATGAATCAATTTCTTTAGATTTCCTTTGAACCCTCTATGTTTTGGAAGAATCTTGAAGAACTGATTTGTCTCAGGTATTATATCCTCAGTAAAATATTTTGTACATGCCCCACGGCTATTTTGATTAGAACCATCTCTCAAGTATTTTTTATACTCAGTCATCGCAATCTTTTTTATCTCAGCAAATTTATCTACAGATAAAAAATCTTCTACAATAATATGATCCCACGGATTATTGTGTGACGTTATCTTCATCTTTAGATTTGTATGCCCATTCAGTTGTGTGACCCACACTCCACTTCTCAGAGTTCTCTACCTGATAGTTCTGTGAGCACACCTCAAAGTCTGGAGTTTTTCTATCCTCTGGTATCAGACTCATGTCTCTCCATTGAACTCTGTTGTTTGGTTGTGCTGCAAATTGTCCGTTGTCTAGTGCTATGACGTTGAACGACTTGTGCTCTGGATCATCTTGACTGTAGTTTGTATTCAATGTAGATGACTGTGCATGACAATTGTCTATTGTAAAACAATACTGTCCTTCATGCATCTGTCTGTCCTTACCAAAGAAAGAACAGCGATTGAGTAATGGTTTCTCTATTACAGTCAGGTCATAGTCAAAACAATCCCATAATTGTAGTGTGTCAAGTGGTAGTAGTTCGTCAGGATTGTAATCCTTCTTCCATACAAAGGCACTAAGTGGTAACTTATCAAACAAAGCACCGTAGTCTGTCAATAGTGTCTCAAAGTACAATGCTTTGTGCTGTACACTCTTGACTGATATCCATGTGCCAGGTGTTATCTCACCGTGACCTTTCTGATGATCGTATAAAAATTCTTTTCTCACATACACCGAGTACGGTGGTAAATTATGAATCAAAAATGACATTATCTTTTGAGGTTAGATTGAACTTGTTCTAGAGTACGTTTCATGTTAGCAAATATTGTCGGCAAATCTGTGTCACCAAAACCTAATTCTTTTGAGTGGATTGTGATATACTCTTTCATCTTCTTTGCTTCTGGATCATCTGTCAATGATAGTCTTGTCCACATAATCTGTTGTCTCTCAAGTAACTCCATCACTGTATCTATGTGCTCAACTTTTGCTTCCGAACTCATCATAGGAAACTTAAGAATCACATCGTACAATTCTTTCTGAAGGCATGTAATCTCCTCCATTTCTTTCTTTACATTTTCCGAGTCAAAAAATTTACTCATGTCTCTCCCGAATACGATTCATAAGATAACGTTTATATTTTTCTTTGTCAATATTTAGAAATGGTAGGTACTTTCTTATCTTCAAACCAACTACCCTCCATACTGGGTCATCAATCTGTTTATCATAGTCTTTACAGTATCCAAACAGTTTCTCATAGACACACATCTCTTCTGCACTTACGTTACCTGCTAAGTGCTCCTTTAGTATAGGTGGGTGACCTTTCGATGCATCAAAAAATTCATCGTAAGTATACTGATCCAACAGTTCCTCGGACTTTTGTTTAAAATTATAAAACAAACTTTCATTTCTTTTCTGCCACTCTTTGTACACAGTTTCACCAGACCTCATGATATTACCTATCCATAATCCCTGTGGATTATCTGTGTCTACAAAATTAGCAAGAAAAAAGTTTTTGATCTCTGGATCTTTATATTTTCTTGACATCTTCTCAAAGAAATACCTATCCTTTCTTTTATAAAAAGAATCTATCTTCGCTCTAGATTGACCACCATATCTTTGATAGTCATACTTTTCCTTGGTAAAATGATTCTTGTACGCTAGGTACTCTTTGTAAGTATCAAAGGGTGACAATTTATATGGCAAGGAACTTCGCCCTTGATGTTCTCTTCAAATAGTTTAGGTTCATTGCATTACCCTTCAACTTTTCTTTCATTGGTTTAGTAATGAGTTTAGAAACTGATTCAATCTCTATACTATTCTCTTCACAATAGTGACAGATTGCTTCGATGTAATTCATGTCATTATTATTCTGGACAAGATTTTCAATGTCATTTGTAAACTTGTCTTGGCATAAGAACTTGTTCTTTAGAACTGCTCTCATCTCATTTTTAGTTGCCATTTAATTTGTCCTCCACAAATTTTTCGATGTACTTTACTAATAGTTTCATATACTTCATCTTATCATACTCTTCGTAAACAGTCACCTCCCCATTCTCACAGGTCATAAGAATAACAAGTTTCTTTACAGGTATATCAGTTAGTTCGTAAAACATACAAGCATATGCTGCTGCTTGTACAAAATAATTCTCTATCCAGTCTCTCGGTTTGGGTTTCGCAGCAGTTTTGAAATCGATAATGGATAACTCACCATTATATTCTGCTATACAATCAACAGTTCCAGCAACACCCAACTCGCTGCTGTATAAACTTTTCTCTAGTGCGTAGATATTATTTATATTTCTTAATACTTTTTTAGACTGAAGAAATAGTATCTTACTGCTAGGGTTATCCAAGACAACCTCTTCATTCAATAGATGTTTCTCAATCAGTTCATGTGTGGC